GGAAGAATAAAATTTGAAGAGTTTAAAACAACAGAAGAATATACTGATGTATATAACATAGAGGTAGAGGATGACAATTCCTATGTGGTTGAAAATTTAATAGTTCATAATTGTTCTTTTAATATGTCAGGCGAAACAGTAATCGATCCATCTGATATGGCAAGATTAAAAGCAGCGTGTATACCTCCTCTTAACAAAACAGGCCCCGATAGAAATTTGTGGATATGGGAAGAACCTATTGGTGGACATTCTTATATGGTGATCGCTGATGTTGCTAGAGGCGATGGTAAAGACTTTTCGACCTTTCATGTTTTGGATTTGTTCACCATGGAACAAGTAGCAGAATATCAAGGAAAAGCTAACTCTGATATATTTGCAATGCTACTTAATAGTACGGGTCGCGAATATGGAAATGCTCTTATTATTGTAGAAAATGCTTCTTATGGTTTTAATACATTAGATAAGTTAATGGCTCTAGAATATCCAAATCTTTATTGGTCAGTTAAATCTACTCACGATTTTATTGATCAAATTGACGCTGAATCGAATAGTGCTGCGATTCCAGGATTTTCTACTACGGTTAAAACTAGACCATTGATTATTGCAAAAATGGAAGAGTTTATTAGAAATAAAATACTTAAACTAAACTCAGAAAGATTGTTTCACGAGTTTGAAACTTTCGTATGGAATCATGGCAAACCAGAAGCACTGAGAGGCTATAATGATGATTTAGTTATGGCCCTTGCAATTGGTTGTTGGGTAAGAGATACCGCCTTAACTTCCAATAAACGTGAAGTAGCCTATACGAAAGCTATATTAAGTGCTATGGTTAAATCAAACACTCAAATGGATACGAAGATACGTGGTCAGCAAGGTTATAGTGAGAAAAATTCAATAGATCCGATGAAAAGCGATATCCAACACTCTAGAAGTCTTCATAATTGGTTTTATAAGGGATAAAAATGGCAAAAAGAAATAGTAGTTCAATTAATTCGAGAAATCCTCGTGACCCAGAGTCTGGTTTATACCGCAAGCTAACCAAACTTTTATCTGGCCCAATAAATAATAGGCGCGCCCAATTTTATAGATCAGAGAAAAGAAAACAATTAGATAAATATAGTTCTAAATTCTCTTCAGCAAGTGGTAAATCTTTTCAACGTAATTCGTATAATCCATTTGAATATATGAATAACTGGACCCAAAATCACAATCGTTCTGAACGATATGCTGAGTTTGATGCGATGGAATTTTCCCCAGAAATTGCTTCAACTCTAGATATTTATGCAGATGAAATGACAACATGGACTTCTCTCGAAGAAATGCTCACAATTGAATGTCCAAACGATGAAATCAAAGGTGTATTAGAAAATCTTTATACTAATATTCTTAATATTGAATTTAATTTATTCGGTTGGTGCAGGACAATGTGTAAAACTGGCGATTTCTTCTTATATTTAGATATTGACGAAGAAATTGGTGTAAAGAATGCCATAGCATTACCTTCACATGAGGTTGAAAGGCTAGAAGGCGAAGATAAAACAAATCCCAACTATGTTCAATATCAATGGAATACGGCTGGACTTACTTTTGAAAATTGGCAAGTAGGTCATTTTAGAATTTTAGGAAATGATAAATATGCTCCTTATGGAACAAGCATTCTTGAACCAGCTAGAAGAATTTTTAGACAGCTTACATTACTTGAAGATGCTATGATGGCATATAGAATTGTTCGTGCTCCTGAACGTCGTGTATTTAAAATTGACGTCGGTGGTATTCCGCCAGAAGATGTCGAACAATATATGCAAACAATTATGACTAAGATGAAAAGAAATCAAGTCGTAAATGAAGATACTGGTCGTGTAGATTTGCGCTATAATCCTATGTCAATCGAAGAAGATTACTTCTTACCAGTTAGAGGAACAACTTCACAGTCTTCAATAGAACCACTTCCAGGCGGAACATATACTGGTGACATTGAAGACGTTAAATATCTTAGAGATAAGCTGTTTTCTGCTTTAAAGATTCCTATGTCTTATTTATCGCGCGGCGAAGGCGCAGATGAAGATAAAACTACATTAGCGCAAAAAGATATTCGATTTGCACGAACAATCCAACGTCTACAACGCTCTGTGATAACCGAACTAGAAAAGATTGGGATAATCCATCTTTACATCTTGGGATATAGAGGAGATGATTTAATTTCTCACACTCTTACTCTAAACAATCCTTCAAAACTCGCAGAACTTCAAGAATTAGAACATTGGAAGACTAAATTTGATGTTGCAAGTTCTGCAACAGAAAATTTCTTTAGTAAGCCTTGGATTTCTAAACACATATTTGGATTATCAGATGAAGACTTCTTGAGAAATGAAAGAGAATTATTTCATGATCGTAAAATAGAAGCAGGCTTGGATGCTGAAAGTGAAATGATGTCTGGAGAAATGAATGGTATTGGCGGCGGAGGCGGCGGCGGATTAGGAGAACTTGGTATAGAAGACGAAATAGGAGGTGATTTGGGAGGCGATCCAAGTGGGGATGAAAGTGGAGACTCTTCTGGTGGTGATTCAGAGGCCAATTCTAAAAGCGATTCTCCATTATTAGCCTCACCAGCCAAACGAGATGATCGACTAACAACTACTCCAAAATCAAAAGGTAAAACTTATTTACCAGCAAAACATAGAGGTGGAGATCATAGACAGTCTGGTGCTAGAAAAAGATCCTATTTAAGTAAAGCAGCGATCGAAAAAGGTTCAGGAACCAAAAGAAATGTTTTAGGTGCTGGCGCTCTTGATTTACTATCTGCTGGTAAGGGAATGTTTGAAGAAGAATTTCAGAACGAAAAGAAAAAGCTATTCGAAATGAATTATCAAATTAAAACTTTGATACATGATTTAGAAGAGAATGAAACAAAAGTGGAGAATAAAAATGCAAAAGAAAACAACGATGATCATTCGAACTAAACACAATAAACGTCGCAATACTGCTTTCTTATATGAAATCCTCGCCAGAGAATTAACAAAATCTATTATTGAAAAAAACGAAATGCGTAAAGCTACAATAATTTCTATTATTAAAGAACATTTTAAAAAAGATTCTTTATTAAGCAAAGAGCTTAAATTGTATTCGAGCATTTATGAAGCTTCTGAAACATTTAGAATCACAGCAGAACGAATAATTAATGAATGTAAACGTCTTCATGATCTTATCGATAAACAAAAACTTTTTGTTGAGCAAACAAAACTCATTGAGACTATTAATAAGCGTTTAACTCAATCAGTTTTTGCTAATTTTGTACCATTTTATAAAAATCTTGCAACAATATCGCAAATATTTAATATTTCAACTGATATAAAAGATAAAATTATTCTTGAACAACTTATAATCAATGAAATGTGTTCTAAGGTCAAACAAGATCAGTTGAAACCTATGGATGATTTAATCTGTTCGACTTTTTTAAAGAAATTTAACGAAAAATATTCTGATAATTTAATTAAAGAACAAAAGGATTTAATAAATCACTATATTATGTCGTTTTCTGATAACGGATTGTCATTAAAATATTATATCAATGAAGAAATCTTAAGATTAAAAGGTAAAATTACAGAAGTTTTAACAACACCAGAGATTGCTTTAGATGAAGAGTTAAAAGATATGACTAGCAAGCTAAATAAAAAACTTGATTCTTATAATCAAGTCGAATTGAATAAAGAGATGATCTCGGAGATCCTAAAAATTCAATCCTTTGTAGAGGAAGCAACAGCCAAATGAGTATAAAAATTAGCATAGCTCCTGAAGTTCCAATAGAACCGGAAACAGAAGAACCAAAAGCGCCAATACAACAAGTTAAACCAAAAACTAAATCAACTATTTCTATGAGAATGAATCTTAGGCGTGCACTTGATGGTAACATTATGTGTTTTGATCATAAAGATATTGATATTATTATAAGTCCAACAAAAATGAAAATTATGGCCTTTACTAAAGGTGATTTTTCTGATCATGTTTATGCTACTCAAAATCGCCTATTCGAATTTCTTGCCAAAAAAGGACTAATTGATCATGGTTCAATTAAAGGTGGCCAGGTATATGGTTCTTTTGAAGCTTCAATATTAAAACCAGTCGATGATATTCAAGTAGATCAAATTATTATTTTAAATATCGGAAAATGGATTGAAGAAGAAAGACCACGAATGGAATTCGAAAAACATTATGAAGAACACTTTGAAGAATTTTTAACAGATCCTGAAGATGAAGATTCTACTGAACTTGGCGAGGTTCCACAAGAGGAAACAAAAGGAAGCATTCCAAAAAATGTTCGTAGATACACTGGTGGAATTTGGTAATGAATTTGTTATTATTTATTCTAGTTTGTTATGGTTTGACGATTATTCTGTGTTATGGAAAAATTTTTGAATCAATTAGACCTATCGATGGAACACTTGGAGAATTGTTTAAATGTTCAATGTGTACTGGCTTTTGGGTTGGTTGGATTATTTGGGTTCTCAACCTTTTTACAACACTATTTAACTTTGATGGTCGCTTAGTTACAGGCTTCTTATTAGCTTGTTTAAGCGCAGGGACTTCATATATTTTGGATAAATTGATTGGCGATGAAGGTATCAATATCAATATAATAGGGAAAAAATAAATGCTGATAACAAATACGACTGTATATGCAGTTCATTTTCTTTTAGAAAAATACAGATTACGTTCGAGTAATGTAAAAAATTGTTGCAAAGGTTCTAGGTAAAGCACACAGATTGTGTCTGTTAAATTACCAAATTGGCTTAAATGCAACAAGCTCAAGATAACCGGCCGAGCTTTAAATAAACTTGGTGTCAAAACTTTATAAAGTATTAATAGGAAACATAAAAATGAAAATCTCAAAAGAACGTCTCAGAGAGATCGTTGCGGAAGAACTTAAATTAGCTTTGCAAGAAAATCAAAAAGGATTTTCAGATGAGATTTGTCAACAAATTACAAGTTTCATTAATGAAGCTAAATTAAAAGATAAAAATATTGTTAATTCTCCAAAGTTGAAAAAGCTTATAGAGATTTTAGGAGAATAAATGAAAATAACTCAAAAAGATTTGCTAAAATTAGTAGATGAAGAAACAGATAAAATAATAAAAGAAGGTTTCTTAGATCGTTTAAAAGGTTCAGGAACCAATGCAGGATCAAAGGTTGCTGATGCCGGAAGATCTGTTGCTAATAAGGTCTCAAACACCGCTAAAGCCGGTGCTAAATCTGTTGGGGATAAATTTAAAGCCGCTAGTGATAAAGTAGGGCAAGTAGCTGGAGATATTAATCATGCAGGTAAAACTTCGTCATTAAAAGCTGATTTACAAAAGGCAATTCAAGAATCAGGAATGATGGTGGAAAAATTTACAAAAACTTTTTCAGATCTTCATGCAAGAGCACAGTCTCTTGGTTTACAAGATGAAGAACAACAAGCTAGAACTGA